TATTTCCGTTTTAACACGCTCCACAAACTGCATAGCAAGGTGTGAAGGCATGTTGCCCACATCAACGTAGAATACTCTGCGCTCTGGTGCACGTTGGACACGATAGATAATAATCGCATCTTCTAATAATTCTTTTTGTTTGTATACTTTAAAAATTGTTTCTAATAGTGAATTACCAAATGGAAAATTGTTGTCTAAGCCTTCTGACAAACTTAAATGAACTACATGTTTTGCATCTATAGTTATTTCATTTTCACCTTGTTGAAATCTGCTACCAGCTTGCGTAGGTGCTTGTCCTACCATTCCTCTGACACCGCCTGTTAAGTAACCATCTCCTCCACCAGTAACATTTCCGTTAGTTTGATGAGGAGTTGTTGCTACCATGTCAGCAAAGTTTAAATTAAAATTTTTAATTACATATTGTTCAGGTGTTTTTCCTTCACTTTCATTTACAATAATCCTAACAACGTTTGCTGGATCTACATGAAATAATTTTTTTGTTTCTGGATCTCTAATAAAAAATTGATCGCCATATTTAAATGCATTACGCATAATTCTAAACATACGTGTTTCAAAATTTTGTACTTTACACCATTGTAAAAGATACTGTTGTAGAATAGTAGTTTCTGAATTAGTTGCTTTCTTTTTAAAATCTAATAGGAATGGAGTTTTGTTTTGTGTATTTTTTTGGGAGCAAAATTCTGCTAAAATGTCTAGTGCGGCATTTACTTCTGAATCTAAATCCATTGTATTGTATTGTCCATAACGCTCTACACGATTTGGACTACCTACATATACATCTGGTAGATAACTGTTATAATTTGACCTTGCTGGTCCTGCTGTAGCACCACCGCCTCTTTTACCGCCACCTAAAGGACTGAAACTTCCCCCTAAGTTATCAGCTGTTGGCACTGGTGTAAAATATTTTTTCCAACTCATTTTCTATTCCTATACTACAAAGTATCGCCCGTTAGCCTTCGTATTTGGTCTGTTATTCTATTATTTTCACGCATTAAATCAATTAATTGACTCATTCCACTATTACTTATGCCGCCACCGCCGCCTAATGCTCCAGATTTGAGCATGTCTGCTACTGCATATCCGCTCTCTTTTCTACCTGTATTTTGGTCAGCTAGTACTGTGTTCAGTTGTTTCATAGCTGTTGTTAACTCTCTAAGAGCTCTTGCATAGTTACGTACACCGTCTGCATCTAAATCTTCAGTAAAGGCTTTAAGATTTGCAAGTCCACTGCTAGACGCAGTTAGGTTTGATACTGCTGTTGCATCAATTTGTGAAAACTCATTAATACCTTTTACTAGTTTTTCAAAAGGTGAATCGGCACCAAAGAAACTCATTATGCTGTCAAGCACTCCACCAGCAGTAAGAGCTATCATTGCCTTACCTAGATCACCAAGTGCTACTGCAACGTCTTTTAGATTTGCTGTATCTTTAACTGCGGCCATACGTTCAACACCTGTGGCCATTTTTTCTATGCCATCACCTGCAGAACTTATGCCTTGGCCTGCAAGGGCTATTGCCGCGCCTGTACCGATTAATAATCCTGCTAGTACACCTGCACCAAGTATAACATTTGGTGCGCTAAATCCACCTAGTAACATTTGGAAACCTTTGATAGCAAGATAAACTGTTCCACCTACTGCTACCATTGTAGCTAATTTTTCTAAGGCACCGTCTAGTCCTACAAATATGCCTCCCGATCCTGCGCCCGAAGATTCATCTCCAGACCCTGGAGGTCCACCAGGTACTGATGTTTCATCACTACTGCCACCGCCAAAGATAGCTCCCATAATCATACTGCCTAGTCCACTGAATGCACTTGCAATTAATGGTTTAATTAGTTCACCTAGTTTGCTTAATCCTTTGTTTAGATATTCTTTGATAACCGCCATAGGTTCTTTTGTAGGATCATTAAAGTCTGCAATAAAACCTTTGAAAAAATCTACAAAAGGCTGTATTGCTCCTTGCACTGCTGTTAGTGCCTCAGGACCACTTAACCAAGCTGTAAATTTACTCATTTCTGTATTAATAAGTGTGAAGATACCGCTGTCTATCAATGCAGTTTGTATAGTATTTTTAATTTTTGTAATTGCACTTTCAAAATTAGTCATGTCTAATTTTGTATCTTCTGTTTGTGCATTTAACTCACGTTGCGATTCCAAATACCTATCAAGCATATTATCATTCATACTAACCATGTCTGATGTTGCCGCACCATATTCGTTACCTAGTGCTCTAGATACGGCTAGTGTATCTAAATGTGCTTGTCCAGCATTTTGTGAATTCCTTACAGCAATGTCCATTTCTTTCAAAAATTCTTCCATTGCACCAGGTGCATTATTTTTTAAATTTTGGGCCGCGGCCGCTAAATTTGAATTTGCATTTACAAGTTCTGCTCCATACATTGTTAGAGGAGCACCGCCTGTAGCTATCATTTCTGTAAGTGCATTTTTCATTTCTGGAGATGCATCACCAACCATTGACAGAACATTTTGTATGTTTTGTTGTGCCCCAGCATCAAGGCTAGCAAACAACAAATTAATTCTATCATCTTCTGCTTGTGATTTTAGTTCAGCCGCAATCTCGTCACGCTGTTTACCGGTCATTCTAGCTAATTGATCTAAATTCTTGATATATCCTTGAGTTCCTGCGGCTAATTGAGCATCAGTCATCCTTTGTGCCCTACCGGATCTAGCTTGCAATGCTATGTAGTCAGCAGTATATTGGCCAACTTCTTCCATAGTCATTCCTAATCTTGAGAATTGCATTTGATTTTTTTGTACTTGTCCACTTATGTTAGCAAAACGTCTTGATGCTTCAGAAGCAGAGCCTGCAAAGAAATTTAAGTTATCTAAATTTTGTGTAATTATACCTGTGAACGTATCTAATTGTAGTCCAGCATTAGCGGCCGCTAGTCTAGTTGCCATTAGGTCATTACCAAAACCTGCACCTACTTTTGACATGTCTCTAAATACATCAATTTGTTGATCGACTACACTTGTAAGTAATTGTAGACCACCTCCAAGCATTCCTCCTATAATAGGAATGTTAGATATTACTCCTGTTATGTGTTGGCTAAATTCGCTGAGTCTGTCAGTGCCTGACATAAACTCCATAGCAATGTTTGATAGTCCTTGACCAATATGTCCGAATCCTCTAGTAAGAGCATTACCTGCATTTTCTACATCTTCTTCAAAATCTTTTACGGTTTTACTAGTTTTACCAGTTTGCTTGGCCAGATCCAGTAGCTTTTGCTGGGCTTGCTTAGGGCCGCCTCCTGCACCTCCACCACCGCCCATGCCACCGCCTTGTATAGCGGCAAGTATGGATTTGAGCGTGGCTTCCGTGGCCGCGTCTTCTAAAATTACATCTTCTTGACCTATAGTACCTTTTACAGTCATAAACAACAGAATCCCATTATGTGCGTATATAAATATAATTCATATATACGATTATAATGTATTTATGCGGAGGAAAATATGCCAGAAATAAAGCCTAGTGGACATAACCCACTTATGCAAGAAATAAAACCAAGTGGAGACAATCCACTTAGAAAACATTTTAGACAACCTAAAATTTATCTAACACTGCCTAGCAAAGGAAAATACTATCCAGAAGGTAGTTTAGAAATGCCAGAAAACGGAGAGCTTCCAGTTTATGCTATGACAGCAAAAGACGAACTAGCTCTTAAAACACCTGATGCTCTTTTAAATGGACAAGCAACTGTAGACATGATAAAAAGTTGTATTCCTAATATTAAAGATCCTTGGAAAATGCCAGCACTAGATATTGATGCAAGTCTTGTTGCTATTAGAATTGCAACCTATGGTGAAACAATGGAAATTACTGCTACTCCTCCAGGCTTAAAAGAAACTGTTGATTACTCTATCGACCTCCGACAAGTACTAGATAGATACACAAATGCTGTGTTCAATCCAACATTTACTTTTGAAAATATGGAAGTTACAACAAAACCGTTGACCTATATGGATTTTAGTAAAATTAACATGCAAACTTTTGAAGAACAAAGAATACTTGCACTTGTAAACACAGATGATATGCAAGAAGATATAAAACTTCAAAAATTTACAGAAAGTTTTAATAAAATAAGAGACCTAACACTGCAAATGGTTGCAAATAGTGTAGAAAAAATTACTTTACTATCAGCTGAAGATACAACAGAAGTAACTGAAAGAGCCTTTATTACAGAATTTTTAGAAAATAGTGAAAAGAAATTTTTTAATGCTTTACAAGAACATATTAAAACTGAAAAAGAAAAATTTCAAGTACCTCCTATGGATGTTAGAGCAACAGAAGAACAAATTGAACAAGGAGTTCCGGAAACTTTTCAAATTCCAATTACATTTGATCAATCAACTTTTTTCGCGTAAGGATCGTTCAGTGGCCCGTTGAACAGATCCTACAAGAAGTAAAAAATCTTGAAGGGCAAAGCAAACAGCTAAAATCTGATATTATGCGTATGATGTGGCACATGCGAGGAAGCATCACACTAGAAGAAGCATTTATGATGGAACCTGAAGATAGAAAAATAATAGCTGAATTAATTAAAGAAAATTTAGAAACAACAAAAAAGACCGGACAGCCTTTCTTTTAAGTACTTACACCTTTTGCATCAAGTTTTTCAGTACCTTGTACACCAGCTTGTGCGGCTTGTTGTGCGCCTGCTGAGCCTGCTTCTACACCTTTTGAAGTCACTTGTGCTTTTATTAATTTTGCTAGTTCTGGATCGTTTTTAGCGGCTTGTATAATAGGATCTAATTTTGGATTAGGAAGTCCTGCTTTCATTGAAGGCAAAATTCCAATAGGTTTGTTTGTTGCTGTGTCTACCCAAAGAGCTCCCATCCATTTGTAAGTTTTTCCGTTTACTTCTCTTGTATCACCTTTTTGGATTTCTGATGGTTCCACTTTAGTATCTCCTGTTGGTTGGGTTGCTGTGTTTGATGGTTGTTCACCACTTGGTGCTGGTTCACTTGCTGTTGCCGGTTCACTTGCTTTAGGTTGCTCACTAGGCTTACCAAGATCTACTTTGGCTTCCTGTCCTATGTTTGCAATTTGGTCGTTAGTTAGTCCAGCATCTTGTAATATATTCATAATACTTGCAGTGTCGGCAGGTTCCCCTGCTCCTTTCCACTGTTTCATAAGTTTGTTGTATGTAACTTTGTTACCTAATTCTTTACCAACAGCTTTTGCACCGCCTGCTACTGCGCCAGCGGCTGATTTGACACCAGATTTAATTTTGTCCATTACTCCAGCTTCTGCTAAGAAACGTTCAAATTCTGTTTCCATATCAACTGATTCGTCTGCCGCTTTCATAATTTTAGCTCTGCCAGCTAAATTGCTAGGATCAGTTGTTGTTGCTTTACTATCTACACCTGCAACCTTTTTATTACCTGCCGCACTTGTTACAACATCTCCAGGCTTAACTTCGTCACCGCCAATTTTAAATGCACCTTTTTCTCCTGCACCTTGTATACTACCTTGTGCAACTGCGGCAATAGCACTATTAGCGGCAGTTAAGTTTTGTAAGAATGCATCATTTTGTGCGGCAATTTCTTGTGCTACTTCGTTTGCAAGATTCATATCTTTGATAAATTCTCCTTTATCAAAGCCATCTACAAAGTTTTTAAGTTGACTAAATGCATCTAGTGCCGCAGGATCAGTTGTGCTACCTGTTGCGGCTGTTGCATCTTTCATTGCGTCAAGTAATTGAGTAAATTCTCCAACACGGTCTTCTGGAACTATAATACTACCTAGTGTATCAACTGCTTTAAATCCCGGAACTTCTAAAGTTTTTTGAAATCCAACTTCCATAGTTGTTAGTCCAGGTGCTTTTTCATAAGGTACTGCATCAAATCGCAATCCTTCTAACCAGTCACCAATACCTTGAAGTGCCCAGCCAGCAAGAGCACCGTAAGCGGCAGTTTTAACAGACTTTCCTATTGCCGAAGATAAATCTTCACCTTTTAATAATTCATTTGTTGAACGTAGTATTAAACCAGCGGCCGCACCGCCCATTGGTCCACCTGCGAATGCCGCAATAGCTGTTAGAATACCAACTGCAATACTTGCCTTGCCTGGATTTGCTTTTGCCCAGTCACTTACTTTAACAATACCTTGTACAACTTTACTGTCTGGCTTGTTTGCCATAATGTCTGCTTTGAGATCATTAAATTTTTTGTCCATGTTTTTTACTGGACCAGCATTTTTTGCGGCTTTGCCTAGTTCATTTATTTTTGCATCTACTTTTTTTGCAATGTCAATTGGAAGTTTAGCTACTGCCCCTGCGGCCGATCCTGCTTTGCCAAGGATATTCTTATTGTCACCGCCAGCCATTGCTTGCGATTCAGCACCTTTGAAGATTGCTTCAATTTGATCAACAGTTAGTGTTGCTTCATTAATTTGTTTTGTGTATTCTTCTAACAAAGGCCATAATTCTTTTTCCCAACGGCCTATATACAAGCGTTGGCTTTCTGTTAGATCTTGCCAACTTTCATTTAATATCGTTTGTGAACGTAAATTATAGTTTGTTACTTCGCCTAGTTGCATTATATTGCTCCTGCAAGTGCTTTTTTCTCTGTAGGAGTAAGTTTATCTAACATAGTTTGAATGTTAGGTGGAATACCTTCTTTGTTTTTTAAATCTTTAACGTTTGCAGGTTGTTGATTTGCTTTTGAACCTGCTTCATCAGATGCAGGAACTGCATTACCCGGAGTATTGTTTACACCAGCCTTACCTGTTGTTTTTTGTAGGGCGTCAATTGCTTTGCTAATAGCTCCTCCACCACCGCTCTGCGGTGTGGCCTGCGCTTTAGATGCCGGTTCTGCACCTACGTTACCGCCAGTTAATTCACTAGCCGCAACTTTTTTCATAATATCCATTAATTTATTTTTAGGAAGTACACCATTTGGCATTTGAACTGCGCTTACATTAACTTTGTCCTGAGCCGCCCATGCTTTAACATCAGCCGCTGTCATGTTTTTATCATTTTTGCCGTTAATACCTTGCCATCTTGCAAGTGATTTGTATAATTCGTTTGCTTTTGTTCCTACTTCTGCACCGCCACCAAGTCGTCCAGCTGTTCCTGACATACCTACAGCACCTGCGGCTTTTGCACCTATTTTTTTGGCGAAATTTCCAAGTCTACTAGTTGGTGCTTCGTTGATTTGTTGTTCTGTAATATCTGTTACACGCATGTTATCATCCTAAAACGTTTTATAAGTGTATTTAGTATATCTACTTCGTAGATATAAGTTTTCGCTTGCGCTCAAACTAAACTATTTAATTAAAAAGCAATATCACGTAGTGATATTGTTGTAACTTCATGTAGATTGTTTAGTCAGACGGAACCTACTAGCGGTTCCATCATCTCGAAAACTTCATGTGAGTTCGCTCAGCCGAGATCGGAAGTAGGTATTTGACTATGCTACTGGGCTCTAACCTTTCCCAACCTACGTCGACATCACACTTTATAAATTAAAGTGCTATCCCCCGCTTCGTTCCTAGTGCTAAGGGGTTTTCGTAGCATACAGCCTGTTGGACTCACCAGTTCTGATGCAGTTTCCTGCTACTCAAGGTGGATCTAGCTATCTAGATCAAACAGTGTCCTTGTGTGCCTTTAAATTTTCTCTTAAAATCTTAGAACCGCCTACCCTTACATTAATAATCCCGTTATAATACTCATCACTCAACAATACTTCACGGGCAAACTGTTCTTTAGCCTCTAAATATGATAATTCGCCTCTACTTTTACAATAATACAGTATTTCCCTGCTAAATTTGTCTTGGCCTAGTTGTTCTACGTCTGCTATTAGTTTATCTGAAGATCCCCAATAGTCTCTCCAATCTGATTCTACCTTAGATCTGCGTTTATTTTTCCGTCCTTTTAATGGAGGACGGGTTTTTTTAAACTTTGCTAGTTTTTTGCCTATATACTTTTTATTATTTGTAAGATTTGTTATCAAGTAAACAAATCCTTCAATACCTTCTGGTATTTCTGTCACTTGTTTTCCTTGATAAGTCCATTGCATGTGGTACTTACCCTGGCCTATTAAGAATCTACGTCTGATTTGGTTTTTCGAGTTGTGTTATGATGCACATGAATCTCTTCCATCCGTGTTTTAGCTAAAGTACGGATAGTTCTTAACCATCTTCGTACTTCTTTGTGCGTTCTCACTGAGTTACGTGCTTCAAACTTTTCATTTGCCTTGAAGTATTCTAAGTATGCCTTTGTCAATTGGTCATGTATGTCGTCTGTTATATCACTCATCGTTCACTAAATTAGAAGGTTTTGCTATTGGCATACCACAACGGTCAAACCAACGGTTATCATCTGTTACAAAACAATGGCTTCTAAACCTATTGCCGTCAAGTCCTTTTACTAGTGTGCCTTTTTTATGAATTTTGCCTTTGTAATGTGTAAAGTCTTTTTGTACAACAAAATATTTTCCGTGCAAATCGCCATAGAGGCGATCTATAGGAGTTGCTTCTTCACCTAAACAGTTTGATACAACTACATCTTTACTCATTCTACTATCTCTATATCATTTTCATACGATGTAAATCCGTTTTCTTTAATAACTTTCATAACATGATTTACTCTACCTACAAGTTCATCTTTGTGTGAGATGAGGAATACATTTTTCTGTAATTCTCTACCCATTTTCTTGATTACTGCTAATGAACTTTCTACACCAGCTGTGTCCATACCACTATCAATAAGCTCATCAATAAACAACAAGTTAATATTTTGATACAAACTTTCCCATACATCTCGGAATGAAAAGCTCATACCAAGTATAAGTCTATTTCTCTCACCTCGACTCAAGTTATCAAAGTCTAAGTCTTGTCCAAGTTGTGTAATTTGTACATTTAAATCATTTTGGAATTCAACTTGATGAGGAAGTCCTAGTTTATCTAAATAATGTGTAAGTCTATTGTTCAAATATGCAAGATTCTGATCAATAATTTTCTTACGTATAAAACTATCTTTGTTTGTCAGTAATTTTAATAAAAATTCTTGGTGTTCTTTAAATGTATCTAGTGTGTTTACAGCCTGCCAATCTATTTCTTGTAGTGCAGTTGTTTCTAATTCTTTAATTTGCTCTGCATACGGATCATCTTCGTTGGTTTTGTTTTCTAATGCTTGTTTTAAGCTATCAACATTCTGTCTATGCTCATATGCTTCTTTTGCACTTTCGTAAAATGTGTTAGGTCTTCCGTTAATATCACCAATTTCATTTAGTCCTTTAACAACATCTTCAAGTTTGTCTGCTACTTCTGTTTGGTATGCAAGTGCATCTTCTAGTTCTTTAGTTTTACGTGTCTCTAATTCAGCTTTTTTATCATCATGTAGTGCTTGTCCACATGTATAACAAGTAGCATCTTCTAGATTTGCGATGTCTTTTTCTGCTTTTTCCACAGACTTGTTAGCACGTAGTAATGCACTCTCTAGTGTGCTTTTTTCTTTGTTAAGAGCCATAATAGCATTGTTCATTTCTGTCCAATTGGCTAGTTTTTCATGTGCATCTAATTCTTTGTCTATATCTAAATGTTCTAGTTCGTCAATTGATTGTGCAAGTTTTTCTTCATCTGCTTTTTTCTTTGCTTGCCAAGCCCGTTGTGTTCCTTGTAAACTAGTGATAGTACTTTGTACTCTTTCGTTAGCAGTTTGTATACCTGTAATTTTTGCAGTTTCTTCCGTAATTGCATCTTTTGTTTGTTTGATCTGTTCTTTAAGTATTTCTGCTTTTTCAGTTAGTATTGTAATGCCTAAAAGTTGTTCAATAATTGCACGTTGATCATTTTGCCGCAATGATAAAAAAGGTTCAGTATAGGTATTAAGAGCCACGATATGTTTAAACATATCGTGACTCATACCTAGCAAGCTATTGATAGTCTCTTGGGTCTTGCGGCTGTCACCTTGAGATTCATCAATTAGTTCTTGCTCTTCATTATTGATAAAGAATTTCAAAACATTGGGAGAGCGTCCGCGCTCAATTCTGTAGTCTTGTCCATCTTTCTCAAAATGTAGGGTGACCAACATCCCTTTAGAATTAGTCTTATTAATAAGATTGTTCCGTTTGATGTTGGTCAATGCTTGGCCATACAGTGCATACGATAATGCATTGATTATTGTAGTTTTGCCTGTACCGTTACGTGATCCAGAATCATCACCTCCTTGATCTAAGTTTTCACCAAGCACGAGTGTTAGTTGTTGTTTGTTAAAATCAACAGCTTGGGTTTGATTACCCACACTCATAAAATTCTTTACTGTTAAATCTTTTATTTTTAGCATTTATAACTCGTTGTATATGTCTAGTAACATTTTTTTATTAAATTGTTCACTTTCAATAGCTTCAATTTCTTTTGAAACAATTTGATCAACACTTTCAAACTTAGTAATATCTAAGTTTGTACTAATTTCTTCCATTTGTTTTTCAGGAATTAGTGTTATTTCTCTACATCCATAATTGTTTACATAAGTTTCTTTAATAAAACTTGCTTCTTCGTAGCTAATTGGAACGTCAATAGTAACACGCAGATACATATTAGCTTTGATAACATCTGATTGTGGGTCTAGAAGTTTGCTTAATGTAGTTGTTCTGTATTTTGGACAATCTTCCCAGTCAATGTACACAGGCTCTTCGTTGTTTTCTCTATCAAGCACCATCATTCCGCGTTTGTCATCCCATGCATCTGCATAGTTGTGCGGAAATGCATTACCTAGATAATGTATTTTTCCTTGTCGTTGACGTTTATGAAAATGTCCGCTAAACACATACTCTTGATTTACAAAGTGTTCTGCTTTCAAATCACCATGATCTGGCATTTGCACCATAGCATTCATATAAAAATGAGGTAATTCAAAATGACCAAACATATATTTGGCTTTACATTTTTGTATTTTTTGCCACTCGTCTCCAACTAACCAAGGAACAAGTGCTACATCTTCAATTTCAGTAAAATTTTCTACTACTGTAATACCTGGAATATGCCTTGCAAACTCTGTTGAACTTACATCACGTTTGTCTTTGTAGTACAAATCGTGATTGCCAACAAACATATAAAAATTTTCAAATGCTTGTCCAAGTTTTTCTAAACAACGTATAGTAGCATCCATAGTTGTAAGATTAAGACTATTCCTGTTGTGGTGCCAATCACCACAAAATATACCAGTTTCACAACCGTGCTCTTTTGCACGTTCTATGTACCAGTCTATAAATCTTTCACAATCATCGTTGTGAACCTTACTATTGCCTTTAAGGCCAAAATGGATATCTGTAAAGACAGCCGCTTTCTTAAACATTTAATATCCTCTTAATATTTTTTACTAGCTTACACTAAAAATTGTATAAAGTCAAGAGGTTATTTTGCCTCTGCCGCTTCTTTTTCGCGTCTAACACTTGCTTCCCATTCGCCTTGATGCTGTCTAGTATAACTTGGGTTCATATCATTCATTTCAAGGATGTCGTCTCTAATGTTCTGATTACGTTTTTCAAGGTTGATAACACGTACAAATGAGTTTGTGACTGCCGCTGTGTAGTAAGCAAACGGGTTGTTACTTTTAGATTCGTCAAACTGCAATCCAATCTGTGCTAATTGCAGTATTGCTTGTCCTCGCATTTCATCATTGTAAGTATATCCTCTTACATTACCTCTTGTAGCATAACGATCACACAATTTCATCCACATCATAGCAAGTTTATTTGTTGCTTGGCCGTGCGTAAGTGAAAAATGGCCATTTTCCATGCCTCCTTGCCAATGGCTTTTTCCAACTACTATTAATTCATTGTCGTCATTGAATTTGTAGTGCTGGAAAGGCGGAAAATTTAATTTTACTTTTGTATCTGCTACAGTTTTTGGATTTTTCTTACGTCCTGGCTCTTCAGGAATATGTTCGTAAGTCATAATTCTAAAAATTAATTCATTTTTGTCAATTTTTTTGTAATCTATAGCACAATCTGCTTGTTTTACTTTTTTACCCTGAGCTTTTGCTTGTTCAAACGCTTGTGTGCTTAATTTTTTTGCTTTATTTCTTTTTGCTTCTGCAATAGTTCTTATGTTTATTTTAGACACGTCTGGTAAAATAATATCAAAATATCCATATTCTGGATCTGTATAACTATTAAACGTATTTTTTGATTTATGTATTTCTGCTAATATGTCTTTATTGTTTAAGTAATTTGTTTTTCTCATATTCCTCTTTCCGTTTTATAGCCTTATTATAATATACGTACATTAAAAAGTCAACTAAATAATACTACTAGGAGTAAAATAATTATGCCAACATTTAAAGACGCAGATCCTAACAAGCCTGGTGTACAAATAGCTAGAGATGCACGTGGTGTTTTGCAGGGTGCAATTTCAGAAAAAGCAAATAAAGTTGCTAAATTTACTGGCGAAGCCGCTGGATACATGAGATCTGTACGCAGTAGGAATCTACCTGCTAATGGTGTGCCTGAAGAACGTACTACAACAACTGCATTGGTTATAGATGATGCTGGCGACAACGATTGGCGTGTAAGTTTATCTGTACCTCCAGTATTACAAGAACTTAACAGTGAATTATTAAAACCTCTCGGAACAGACGGAACTGGTAACAGAATGATATTTCCTTTTACTCCTTCGATAATATTTTCACACTCTGCAAGCTACAACTCAATGCAACCTGTACATACTAATTATCCTTTTTTTAATTATCAAACATCATCTGTGGATGCAATTACAATTAGTGGTGACTTTTTTATTGAAAACAACACAGATGCAAAATATTGGGTAGCCGCAGTTACATTCTTAAGAACATTGACTAAAATGTTTTATGGAGACAATGGAGCTAACACAGGAAATCCGCCACCTATTACAAAACTTAATGGTTATGGTGAATATGTGTTTAAAAATGTACCATGTGTAGTAACAGGTTTTAATATTGATATGCCGCAAGATGTTGATTATCTAAAAACAGATATTGAGGGAGAAACAGATACTCCAGGAAATCAAACAAAACCAGGAACCTGGGTACCTTCACAAAGTTTAATTGCTGTTACTGTACAACCAATTTACAGTAGAACACATATAGAAAAATTTACACTACAAGATTTTGTAAGTGGAAAATTAATTAGTAATAATGGAATGATATAATGCCTGCAAGTTATAGTGCTTCAAGTCCTTGGAAAAATACACCTAAAGTAGGAAATGACTATCTAGGAGTTTTTTCGATTAGACCAGTGCCTGCTGAAGCAGATGATGTACTTTATGAAATAGAAACTCAATACACACACCGTCCAGATTTATTAGCTTATGATTTATATGGCACTACAAAATTATGGTGGGTATTTGCACAAAGAAATATGGATACAATTAAAGATCCTGTTTTTGATATAGAAGCAGGAACAAAAATATATTTGCCAAAAGGGCCGGCTTTGAAAACAATGTTAGGAATTTAAAATGGCATTCCGAAACATCCTAAATGGAGTAAACAAAAAACTTAACGATTTAGCAAACTTTGTACCAGAGTTTGAAAATAATTTTCGTAATAAACTTTTTAGTGCTACACAAAATGTAAAAACTCAGTTAGAAGGTTTACAAGGCGAAGCACAAGGAGCATTAGGGTTAGTTACAAATAAGTCTCCTTTTGCTACACAAAATCCAACACAGTTTAAAAGTAATTTATCTCCAAAACCAGGACCCATTGGACATTCGGTACGTGCTGGAGAACTGGTACCTGGAGTAACTCCTCCACCTTGGCCAAATGAATTAGAAGATTATTCAAGTATGAACGCTATTCTTGGTTTGCATATACTTACTCAAGATGAAATAAACAAACCAGAACTTTATAGAACTACAAAACCCAAATGGTCTATTATACAAAATGGTGGCGGTGCTAAACGCACAGGTAAAGAATCAAGAACTAGAGTAGAACAAGCAATGGGTGCAAGTGTTGAATTCTTTATGGATAATCTTAACATACAGTCCATAGTTATGATGGGTTCTAGGAATAGAAATTCTAATGCAACAAAAATTGAATTTGAAGTTTACGAACCTTACAGTATGGGACTTTTTTATCAAGCACTTTTAGTTGCCGCAAAGTCAGCAGGTTTTGGTCATTACATACAAGCGCCTTTTTTGTTAACAATTGATTTTAAAGGTTATGACGTTGATGGTAACGTAATGGACGTTCCTTATGGTAGAAGGTTACTTCCTATAAAATTAATCAATAGTCAGTTTGTAACAAACGAAGGTGGATCAACCTACAAAGTAGAAGCTATAGCATGGAATGAGCAGGCACTACACGATTCAGTGACACAAATAAAAACAGATGTAGCATTACGTGGCAGAACAATTAGAGAAATGTTACAAACAGGTGCACAGAGCTTAACTGAAATAAACAACAAAAGATTAAAAGAGTTAAAAGAAAAAAATCAAGTAGCCGCTCCGGATCAATATGTTATATTGTTTCCAGGAGAATCTGAACCAAAAAGCATTTATGATGCATATGGTGCTGGAGGAGAATTTGATACAGGCACAGCTACAGCGCAACCGGGCTATGACGAATTTGGTGTAAGCAGTCCAGCAGACACTAATAGACCAACTACTGATGCATATCTATCAGAATACTATCAAAGTTTAGTAGGTACAGATGCCGGTTCAGAAGAAGTGCCAGGAACCTTCGCAGAATTTTATAACGGTTTAGCAAATAGAACTACTGATAGTAGTTTGTTAGAAACAATGTTTAAGAAATATGCGGCAAGTGATTACAGCAATAATAAAATTGGAAGTAAATGGATTATTGACGATCCTCTTGCAGGAGGAACTCAACCAATGAATTCGCAAGGTTTAGCAGACCAAGAAAGTTTATCACAAAGGTATCCTATTTTTAACCGAACTAGTAGAAATTTACAACTTTCAGATGATATAAGAGTATTTTCATTTAAGGCAGGTACTAGAATACAAGAAATTATTGAAGAAGTTTTAATTAGTAGCCAATACGGAAGGGCTCTTGCACGCCAACTAAATGATCTTCCAGAAGATGGCATGGTAGATTGGTATGACATACAGACAGATACATACGTCATCAAAGACGAAGAAGAATTGCAAAGAGGTGGTCAATATCCGTCTTTGTATGTTTATCGTGTTGTTCCAAAAAAATACGGTCACGAACATTTTGCGGCAGTAAGTGAACCTACACAAGGAGTAGCAGAAAGAAAAGTACAAGCCGCAAAAGAATACAACTATGTTTATACAGGAAAAAATAAATCAGTCCTTGATTTTAATATAGAATACAATTACGCATTTTTGGCACCTTTTACAGCTGACAGAGGATCAGGTTCAGCCGCAGATAGAGTAGGTGCGGCAGAAGGGCAAGCCGCAAGACACCCTCATCCTGGCTTTAGATCAGGAGGTGACGGAGCAGGCACTACCACACCTATAGAAGGACAAGCATCAGCTGTTGAAACTGTTAATAACGCTTCAGGAAATGATCACAGTAGCGGAATTGCAGATCCTCAAATACAAGTTGCTAGAGCTTTTAACGATAGATTAATTTTTTCTAATGTAGACATGATTAGGGTAGACATGCGTATTGTAGGTGATCCTTTTTGGTTATCTGATAACGGTGTAGGTAACTATCATGCTAGAGATACTGCTTACACAGCAATGACAGCTGACGGGCAAGTGAATACAGGAAGAAGTGAAGTTTATTGTAATGTATTATTTAGGACACCTGTAGATACAGATCCAACTTCGGGCAAAATGATCTTTCCAGAAGATTTAATAATTGTTGATACGTTTAGTGGTTTATATAGAGTGATTCAAATACAGCATAAATTTGAAGAAGGTGTATTTACACAAGAATTGCAAATGATTAGAATGCGTAATCAAGAAGAATCTGGACCAAGCCAAAATGTAGGAGCTCTAGTTCCTATTACTAATCCAGCAGAAAGTGTAAATGAGATTACAGCAGAATTTGCAAAACGATTGACAGCTACAAATTCTAGAGTAGGTGATACAGCTAATAGATTAGACTGGATGGTAGAAGCAGAAAACATTTTACCAGGATTTAATAACCTTAGAAGTGTCATTACAAAAACAAGAGATATAATAGGCAGTGATGCGTTTGCGGCATTTAGTCAAGTTGCAAGTGCATTTGAAACATTCCAAAATGGTATAAACATAAAAGATCTAGCACAGATAGGTACAGACTTCAATGCACTTACAGCCGCTTCTCAAGACTTACTAGGTCTTACACAGCTAAATTTAAATGGAGGCGATGTTTTAGGAAACATTGGATCAAGTGTTGGAAGTAACTTACAAAATAGTTTAGGACAAAATCTTTCTAGTCTTAACGATGCTGTTACTACAATCAATCCAAGTGCATACACAGATAGTATTATGAGTTCAGAACAATTATTAAATAGAGATACATTAGGAGTAAGTCCTTTGCTAAGAGGAGGTCTACCTAATGGTCCTGTAAGTACAGAACAAGCAATTAATATTGCTAATCAAAATATTCCAGTACAAATTCCAACAGCTATAGAACAATCGGCTAGTGAAGCGGCTTCACAACTTCAGCGTCTTAATGAAGGAAATATTGATGCTCCGGCAGTAAATTTACCAAGAGCAGATCTTGGTGGAAATGTTCGCTACAATAAAAGAACTGGTAGATGGGAAGGTGGATTTTAATGGCAGGAATGAGTAGAACACAAGGAAGATCAGTAAGGCCTACACAACCTCTAAGTCCAGGTCCGTTTGAAGCTATTGTAATTAACAATCTTGATACAAAATACATGGGTACACTACAGGTTGAATTGCTAAAACAGTCTGCTTCGGGTAACCAACCAGAAAGATCAGGACAAATATTTGAAGCAAGTTATTTGAGTCCCTTTTACAATGTAACACCAGTTTCTCAATCATCAAGAAATGAAGGTTATAGACACACACAACAAAGTTCAGGATTTTGGGCAGTGCCACCTGATGTTGGTACAAGAGTTCTTGTAATTTTTGCAGAAGGAAATACAAGCAAGTGTTATTGGATAGGATGTATCCAAGACGAATTTATGAATTTTATGGTACCCGGAAATTCTTCAACAGCAAATTTGCGAGACTTTCCGAAAAAAGCACCAGCCGCAGAATTTAATAAATTTATTCATCAAACTCCATCAGATCCTACAACAGTGCAAAAATCTGTTCATTTAGATTTGGCAAAAAGTCTTATACAAAGTGGTTTAATTGAAGACGAAGTAAGGGGAATCACAACATCAAGTGCTAGAAGAGATATTCCGAGTGCAGTATTTGGATGGAGTACACCAGGACCTTTAGATAAAAGAGAAGGTGCTCCAAAAGCTGAAATTGGACACGAAGGTACTAAAGTAAGCATGTTCAAAAGTAGATTAGGCGGTTCTAGTTTTGTAATGGACGACGGTGATGATAAATTTTTACGTATAGGTAAACCTTGGGAAACACCTATGCAATATATAAATTTAGAGGCTAGAGAAGATGGCGGCGATCCTACACTTCCTCACAATGAGCATGTCCGATTAAGAACACGTACAGGACACCAAATTGTGTTGCACAATACTGAAGATTTAATTTACATTAGTAACAGTAGAGGAACAGCGTGGATTGAACTTACAAGTAACGGAAAAATTGATATTTACAGTAGAGATAGTATTAGTGTAAGATCTCAAGAAGATATTAATTTTACGGCAGATAAAGATGTTAACATTACAGCTGGTCAAACATTTAATCTTGTAGCAGATAAAATTAAAACAAGCACTATTAACAGCACCAATATGGTAAGCGGTACACAGTTTAGTGTAAATGCAAGTGCTGATATAAGTATGCAAACCAACACTAATATGATACTATATGCGACTAACGAAGGTAGTATTGTTGCAGGTGCAAAACAAAGTGTTATATCTGGAGAAAATTTAGCTCTTGGTAGTGCAACAGGTGTAGGTATAGAAGGTTGTGGATATGTAAACATTACTACTGATGGAGATTATAATTTAAAAGCATTAGGAAATATTAAAGTATTAGCAGAAGCCGAGATTTCGCAAAAAAGTGCATTAGCAACGAAAATAGAAGCAGGGAATATTTTTCATGTTAAGAGTGTAGGCACTATGACACTACGATCTGATGCTACACAAAATTTACATGCTGGTGCAAACATGGTAATATATGCTGACGGAAACGATATTGATATTCAAGGATCAACTCCTCCAGCGCCGCAAGCACCTGCAGAAGCAGTTATTCCACCTGCTCCAAATATTGTAGATCCTACTCCTCCTGAATTAGCAAGAGAAACAAGTAGACGTCCTTCACAAGAACCTTGGTTTGAACATGAACATTTAGATCCAGTAAAATATAGTTCAGATAATATACGTGCAGGAAACTCACAACCTGAAACTTATCCTCCTAGCACTCCAGATACATTTGCTAGAGGACCTGGAGGAACAGTTGTACTTTCAGGATCTCAACCAAATAGTTACAATACCTCAGGAACAGCACCGGAAGGAAGTGCAAGATTTGATCCTGTAGGAGCGGCAAATATTCCACCTGATCCAGAACCTGTAAAAGTAAGTAAACAAGAGTTATCTCGTGTATTTGCACAAGCTCTTTATGCAGAAGGATTTACAGAAGAACAAGTTTACTCTGCTATTGCTTGTGCTGAAACTGAATCCGGATTAGAATTGAAAACTGAAGGCGGATATGGCGGAACAAGCAACGATAGAATACGTAGTATTTTTAGCAGTACACGACAACTTAGTGATTCTGCACTAACAGAACTTAAAGCTGATAAAGCACAATTTTTTGAATATGTTTACGGTAATCAACATAGACTTGGACGTAACATGGGCAATACAACAGCAGGTGATGGTGCTAAATTTATCGGAAGAGGACTAATACAGCTAACAGGTAAAGGCAATCACGAACGTTATGGTAAACTTGCTGGACTTACAAAAGAAGAGTTAGTGTCAGATTATAATCCATTCGGTGTAGAAATTGTAGATGATCCTACGTTGATGCTTACAGATGTAGCAAAGAGTGTTGCTGTTACTGCCGCATACCTTAAAGAAAGATATAGAGATTTTGGTAGAGGTGTTTTAGGAAACTTTAGAATGGCCATTGCTGGTACAGAAGGCGGATTTAATCTTGGCTATCCAAAAGATCAAGGTTACTATCAAGCTAAGTTTTTGTCTAATGGTAGATATGATCCTGATTGGGTAAGAAGTCCGATATTAGTAGCAAGTATAGATCCAAATTTGAATAGTGGAGTAAGTTAAAATGTGTCAAGTGTATATTCCTTTTAGCCCGGTAGTAAATCCTGCACAAATACAGGATAATGCCGCCTGGAACGATTTACTAGAAGCAAACAGATATGATTACCTTGATTTAGAAGGAGATTATCCTAGCACAGGTCCTGGTAGTAGAGCTTACACAGGAAGCAACAGTACAAATTTACCTCCGCTTGATCCTAATATTACTCCAGGACCATTACCATCTGGACCAGGTTATGAAAGATTAGATGCACTTTTAAAAAATGTTCTCACTCAAGACTGGAAAGAAAGAGGAAATCCAGGCAATCCTAGGATATTAGAATGTTACAAAGTTTGTGGAAATGCGTACACACAAGATAGTAGTGCTATGACATACGCATGGTGTGCGGCTTTTGTAAGTTGGGCTTTGTATACTGCACAAATACCAGTCAATCCTACAATGTCAAGTCAAGCATGGTACAACTGGGGTAGCGAAGTTGATTGGAGAGACACAGGAAAAATACGTAAATGGGACGTTGTAATATTCAAATCAAAAACACGTAGCGGAGGACACATAGGATTTATTCAAGAAATTACAAGCAATGGTGTAATAAAAGTTTTAGGTGGAAACCAAGGCAATGATGCAAAAGTATCAAATTATAGATTTAACAGCAACAGTCAATATGTGAGAAGTGTAAAAAGAAACTGGAGTTTACCTGCCGAAGCAGATGTTCCAATTGATGGATCAACAGCAGTAACAACTACAGGATCAGAGGATACAACAGTATAATGCCAGAAGTAGCAAGACAAGGAGATACAGTAAGCACAGGACATAGTTGTACAGGTACTACAACACTTGATGCACCTAGTCAAACATTTGTAAAAATACAAGGAGAACTTGTGTGTAGAAAAGGCGACTTGACAGTATCTCATCCTGCACCACCTAATCCACCTTGCCCAGACCACACTGCGGCTATAGCAGGAAGTAGTTCAGTTGTAAAGATCGTGGGTGCATATGTAGCAAGGAAAAACGATGCATGTGATAATGACAAAATAACAAGCGGCGCAAGTTTTGTAAACATAGGACAATAAATACAGTATGAGCACTATAGAAAAAAATTTATACAAAAGAATTGCTGTTAATAGTAACACAAATAGGCCAAAACCTGTTGTGTCTAGCAAAGCATATAGAGGGCTTTCAACAGTAAATCCTGCACAAAAAAGTACTACACTTTATGATCTTGCTCTAATCAAACAGGACTTGATTAACCATTTTCATATACGTCAAGGTGAAAAATTAGAAAATCCTGAATTTGGTACTATTATATGGGACGCTTTGTACGAACCATTTACAGATGATTTAAAAAAAGCTATTGCAGAGAATGTAACAAATATAGTAAATTATGACCCTAGATTACAGGTCAATGGCATATCAGTATCAACATATGAGAGTGGAATACAAATTGAAGTTGATCTAACATATTTGCCCTACAATATTTCCGAAAAAATGCGTCTAGATTTTGACGAAAACAACGGACTTATCTAACAAAATAATATACGCACTTTACAATCTCAAATAAATACAATAGTTAACTAAGGAATGTAATATGTCATCAACAGACAGACAAAATCGATTATTGGTTGCCGAAGATTGGAAACGCATATATCAAAGTTTTAAGAACGCAGATTTTCAAAGTTATGACTTTGACAATTTACGCAGAACAATGATAAACTACCTCAGACAAAATTATCCTGAGGATTTTAATGATTATATTGAAAGTTCAGAATACCTAGCACTAATTGATCTAATTGCATTCCTAGGACAAAATATAAGTTTCCGTGTTGATTTAAATGCTAGAGAAAACTTCCTTGAATTAGCAGAACGTCGCGAAAGCGTACTACGTCTAGCAAGACTATTGTCTTATAATCCTAAAAGAAATCAATCAGCGACTGGCATGTTAAAAATTGATAGTATTAATACAAGTGAAGATGTACTAGACAGTAATAATTTTAACCTTGCAGGACAAAGAATTAATTGGAATGATCCAAGTAATCCTGATTGGTATGAACAATTTATTAAAGTAATGAATGCTTGTTTGGGAGGACAAAATCAATTTGGCAAACCATTAAAAATTGAAACAGTAGCAAGCATACCGCACTATCAATATAGATTTAATGCTCTAAACACAGATAGACCTATCTATACATACAGTTCTACAGTGCAAGGACAAACACTACCATTTGAAGTTGTTAGTAGTGATTTAGAATCTGGTACAGTGTCTGAAGAACTTCCTATTGTTGGTAACAGTCTAGCATGTTTGTACAAAGATGACAATCAAGGACCAGCAAGTACTAATACAGGATTCTTCTTACAGTTTAAACAAGGAACACTCGACGAAGGAGAGTTTGCAGTAACAAATCCAACTACAAATCAAATTATTGATATTGATGCAATCAACATTAACGATAAAGATGTTTGGTTGTTTGAGCTAGACGATACAGGACAAGAAGTTGCAGAATGGACTAAAGTAGATGCAGTTGAAGGTAACAATGTCATTTATAATAGTATTAATAAAAATATAAGAAATTTATTTGCTGTCAAAACAAGAATTCAAGATAGGATTAGTTTAGTTTTTAGTGATGGTGTTTTTGGAAATCTGCCAAAAGGAAGATTTAAAGCTGTTTATAGAACAGGCGCAAATCAAAGATACACAATTAAACCTGAAGAAATGCAAAACATAAGGATTTTAATTCCCTATCTAAGCAAAACAGGTATACCTGAAACGTTAACAATTACTGCAAGTTTAAATAATACAGTATCTAATGCTAGTGTAAGTGAAACAAATGCAAGTATAAAAGCAAATGCACCTGCAACATTTTATACACAAAATAGAATGATAACAGCAGAAGATTATAATGTTGCACCATTAGGTATAAGCCAAGAAATAGTAAAAGTAAAAAGTGTTAACAGAAATGCTAGTGGAATAAGTAGATATTTTGATCTAAAAGATACAACAGGAAAATACAGTAGCACAAACTTGTATGCAAACGACGGTGTTATCTATAAGCAAACAAAAGATCTAAGAACAAGTTTTGATTTTATTACACAAACTGATATCGAGAGTGCAATAACTAATGTAATTGAACCTATTATAAGAGATAGAAAAATACAAAATTATTATCTTGCAAACTTTACAAAAATTTTAACGTCTGATTTAGACGCTTCATGGGTATCAAGCACAGCAGATACAAACAGAACAACAGGTTATTTTACACAACAACCAGAAGCAAGTAACCCAAATGCGTTTGCATATCCTGTTAATACATTTACTGCAAACAATTTAAGATTTGTAGAACCGGGAACACTCTTAAAATTTGTTGCACCGCAAGGCTATCATTTTATGACTAATAAGAAAAACATTTTGATGGCAGGTCAAAGCAATCATCCTGGTGCAGTGGATTATCTTTGGACAAAAGTTATTAGTGTATCAGGTAATGGAACAATTATAGCAGACAACGGATTAGGACCGATTGTTTTAAATGATATTATTCCTACTGATGCAATCCTTCAAGAAGTTAAACCTAAGTTAGCAAACGTAATTATTGATGCAGTTAAAACACAAATTATTGACCAAGCGTTTGCAACCAACACATTTGGTTTAAGATATGATGTAGAAACAAGAACTTGGCGATTAATTACAAATCAAAATATAGATACTGTTTCTTCGTTTAGCACAGGTAAATCAGGTGATACAAGCAATCAAAATCTAGATGCAAGTTGGTTACTATATTTTAAAACTGATGGTGAAAAATATGATATCACTTATCGTACATTAACGTATGTTTTTGAAAGTGATAAAGAAATAAAATTCTTTTATGATAGCACCAACAAAACATATGATAATTTGACAGGAAAAATTATTAAAGATAAAGTTGAAGTTTTAGAAATCAATCCAAAACCGGATACTACAAGCCCACTTACAAGAAGTTATGATTTTGAAGTGGTTAAAGAATATAGAGATGCAGAAGGTTATATTGATACTAAAAAAATAGAAATTGGATTTTTTGATGTAGACGATGACGGTGTTGTGGATAATCCTGAAGGATTTGTAGACATTGTTGCAGAAACTGTTAATCCTGCAGAAAAATATATATTTGTTAAAAAATACATCACTACAGACCAAGTTGAGGATTTCAAATTTGTAGACGCTACAGAAGAAGGCATTAATATTGTTGCTTCTACAAGTGCTATAGGTGCATATAGTCAATACAATGCTGGACAACTATTTTTTGATAGATCAACTTCATTATTTTACAAACTAGACAATGCCAAGAAAAATTTAAACATTATTGAAGATTATAGAGGTTACATTGGTAGAGATAAACTTAAATTCCGTTACCTACACAGTGCTGATTACAATCAAAGAATTGATCCTGCGGCTTCGAATATTATTGACACATATTTGCTAACAAGAAGTTATGATACTTTTTATAGACAATGGTTAGCAGGAGATATAGCACAAAAACCAATTCCTGCAAGTGCGGATCAATTGTTCCAAAGCTATGGTACAGAATTAGATAAGATAAAAAGTATAAGTGATGAAGTAATTTATCACCCTGTAAAATATAAACCTTTATTTGGATCGAAAGCTGAGACAAGTTTGCAAGCAACATTTAAAATAGTAAAGAATCCTGATACAGTTGTAAATGACAATTAAATAAAATCAAGAGTAATTAGTGCCATTAACACATTCTTTAATTTAGATAATTGGGAATTTGGAGAAAGTTTTTACTTTACTGAATTGAGTACATTTATTATGAATGAACTTACTCCAGACGTTGTTAGTATTGTAATTGTACCAAATGCAAGCGATCAGTCATTTGGTAGTTTGTTTGAAATAAAATCAGAAGCTGATGAAATTTTTGTAAACAGT